TATATGTTGATGCGTGCGGAGGCATAGGAGATCAAATAATAAACATAAGATTTTTTGAAAAAATTAAAAAATATGGAATGAGACCAATATTAGTTTCATCGGATACAAAGTTTTATCGTGATATAAATTCATTATTGGTGAGGCATGGTCACGAAATATTGACAGACAAAATTCTAATTGACAGAACACAAAAATGGACGAGTATGATGACCCTTCCAGGATACTTAGGATTAAAGGAACATGAATTATGGAGTGGAACATACTTAACACCACTCAAAAATCCTAAAAATAAAATTCCTGGAACCAAACCTAAAATAGGAATAAAATGTTCTGGTAATCCGTATTTTGCTCAAGATGAATATAGAAAAATTCCCATAGAAAAAATGCTAAAAATATTACCAAAAGAGGCGGATATTTTTTATATTGATGAAAAACCGATAGATCATCCTGGCGTCATTGATTTATCGCATATGATAAACTCTTGGGAAGACACGCTTGATATTATTGATCAAATGGATTGTATAGTTTCATCGTGTACAAGTTTGGTTCATGCTGCGGCCGCCATAGGAAAAACAACTTTTGTTGCAGTTCCAATAGCAGAATATTATATTTGGACAACCACAAAAAAAGATGGATCGTCTCCATGGCACGGAAACAATCTCTTTGTGTCACGACAGACAAAGGTCAGAGATTGGGAAGAGCCACTTAACGTGATTGAAAATAAATTAAAAGATTTTTTAAGGATAAATTATGGATAAAAAATTTCATTTCATAACTGGACTGCCTAGATCAGGATCCACTTTATTAAGTTCGATACTTAAACAAAATCCTAAATTTCATGCTTCGATAACAGACCCTCTAGCTAATTTATTTAAAGGTGTTATAGAAGTAAGTCAAGAAGGCCCTGGAATAAAATACGAAGTTCCAGAAAAAAGAAGATTTAATATTGCGAAGTCCATATTTGATGGCTATTATCAAGATGTCGATAAACCTGTAATTTTTAACACGAATCGAGCATGGACTATATTAACACCACAGATTGACGCTATTTTTCCTGAATCAAAACTTATTATTTGTGTGAGAGATATTGTCTGGATTTTAGATTCTTTTGAACTTGCTCACAGAAAAAATCCTTTAAGTATAAGCACGGTTACGGGAGGCCTTTCGGGCACAGTTTATTCTAGAGCAGATGGGCTAATGTTAGAAACTGGAGTTGTTGGATTTCCATACATAGGTGTAAAACAAGCAATAACTAGTTCAGAAAAACATAAATGTATCATTATAGAGTATGATAATTTATGTAAAAATCCAGAATTAGTAGTAAAATCAATTTACAACTTCATAGATGAGCCATATTACAAACACGATTTCAATAATGTTGAGGCTTCGTGGGATGAATATGATTCAGAAATAGGAATAAAACTTCATCATGTGAAAAAAAATGTTCAATACACAGAAAGAAAAACAATTCTTCCTCCCGACATTATTCAAAAATATAAAAATATGGAAGTTTGGAGATTTCAATAATTATAGGATTTGAGATTATGAGTAGATCAATGGTTAAATTAATTCATGCTGATAATTTTTTTCCTGGAGACGAAGCAAATTCATTGAGAAAAATGGCCGAAAATTTTCAATTTGTTGAAACATGGCATGGAAAGGAAATGTTAAACTTTAATTTAATTTTTCCCGACAGCGAGCAAATTTTTCACAAGGTATTGGGCGAAAGAGTTACTGTAGATACAAAACGATCTGGTGTAATTAGAAAACCTTCTCACAATTTAATTCATTTTGAAGAATTTGATTCTACAGAGGAATGGTGTTTCATGGTTGCTTTAGAGCCAACCACAGTAAATTTTTGGTATCACGTTGATGATACAAATAAAATGGGCGAGTTTGCAAAACCAAATGCAAAAAGTGCGCTAGAAGAAACAAATTTTAATTATCGAAATTTATTCGAATGGAAAATACACACTAATATTTTACTGGAAACAAACCAATGTTTATTTTTCAGACCTTGGGTATTTCATTCTCTAGAAGAAGGCATGATACAATACTATCGACTACTTTCCGATAATAAATTCAGAATTTTAGTTATGGGATTACCAGAATCTTCTAAAAATAAAGTTTCTGAAAAATTGAACGATTTATTTCAAAGTTCTTCTATTTTAAATTCTATGAAAGAAAGGATTAGTAATAAGGATATTGATTTCAGCGTCGATGGTCAAATGCGACATTGTTATCGAATGTTAAACTTAGCAAGAAACTCTGAAACAGGAGTTACCATAATTAATATGGTATGCCCCCTACCTAAAATGAGGCAAATATTAAATTCTGATATTATAGTTTGGGTTAGCGACAAAAAAGAATCTAAATATCCAGAACTGAATGAAATTTATGTTCCTCCAGTTTATTATGATATAGAATGCACTGATGATAGTGATGAAAGTATTCAAAAAATAGTTAAAAGAATCTTTTCTAAAAGGATAACGTGAAATGAAAAAAATCTTGATTATGGGTTTGCCAGGAGCGGGAAAAACATACTTTGCCGAAAGACTTAAAAAATTTCTTGAAGAAAACGGCACAATTCAAAATCTATCTAGTATTAGACTTACTACGCTAGAAAGCGTACCTAGAAGTAATATTGTAAGTGTTCAGTGGTTCAATGCTGATGAAGTAAGAAAAAAATACAATGATTGGGACTTCAGTAGAGAGGGTAGAATTCGACAAAGCATTCGCATGGCTGAGTTTGCATTAACTTGTTCGGCCGATTATGTAATCTGTGATTTCGTTGCACCATTACCAGAAATGCGCCACAATTTCAAAGCAGATTGGACAATCTGGATCGATTCGATTGATGCGGGTAGATACGAAGATACCAATAAAGCTTTTGTTCCTCCCGACATTTATGATTTCAGAGTTACTGAACAGAATGCTGAGAAATGGGTTCCTTACGTCGGTGAAAGGATTCTAAAGAATCAAAGGCGTCCATCGTTTGATTGGAAAAAAGAAACTGTACAAATGCTTGGACGCTGGCAGCCTTGGCATCCTGGACATCGTGCTTTGTTCGAACGTGCTTTATCTAAAACTGGACAGGTGATTATTCAAATTCGAGACTGTCAAGGCTGGCAAGGAACAAATCCATTTGCCATAGAACAAGTCAAAAATTTCATTCGCAGAGACTTAGACCCCCTTTATCAAGGTCAATATGAAATTCAAGTTGTTCCAAATGTTGTAAATATTACTTACGGTAGAGATGTCGGATATAAGATTGAGCAAGAAGTTTTTGATGAGTCTATTCACAGCATTTCTGCCACAAAAATAAGAAAGCAGATGGGAGTATAGTTAGAATTTCCTCCAATTATAAATAGTATAAAAATGGAGGAAATTCTCAATGAGTTCATCAAAACCCGCAAATAGGGAAGAATTTAAAGAATATTGCTTAAGACATCTAGGCGCACCTCTACTTGAAATCAATGTGGCAGATGAACAAGTAGAGGATGCCGTAGACGAAGCTTTAGCGTATTATCAAGATTATCATTTCGATGGTACTCAAAAAGTATTTTTGGCCCATCAAGTTATGCAAACTGACGTAGACAATAGATATCTTTCCATTCCAGAAGACATTATCGGCGTCATCAATATCTTTGACATTGGTAACAGCTATTCAACAAACAATCTTTTCAATCTGCGATATCAAATCGCCCTGAACGATTTGTTCGCATTCAACTATGGGCCTTTTGCACCATACTATATGGCACTGCAAAATGTTGCCTTAGCCGAAGAGATGTTTGTGGGCAAGCAACCCCTAAGATTTAATCGACACACAGACAAGCTTTATATTGATATGTCGTGGGGAGAAAAGATTGTTGTCGGAGAATACATCATCGTCGAAGCGTATCAAATAGTGGACCCAGATACTTACAGTGATGTTTGGAATGATCGTTGGCTAAAGAGATATTGCACAGCATTAATTAAAAAACAGTGGGGAACAAATCTTAAAAAGTTCGAAGGTATCGCAATGCCTGGTGGTGTGACATTCAACGGGCAAAAAATATATGATGAAGCAGATGAAGAATTGACCAAGCTTGAAGAAGAAATGATATCTTCATATTCATTACCCGTATCTGACATGGTGGGCTAAATGGCCCGTAACGCATTCTTCAATCAATATACACAGATAAGACAAGAACAAAATCTTGTCGAAGATTTAATTATAGAAGCCATAAAGATATATGGTGTAGAGGCATATTATCTACCTAGAACTCATGTTAATTTAGATAAATTGTATGGCGAAGATGCATCAATGAAGTTTGATGATGCGATTCATTTAGAACTGTATATTAAAACATTTGATGGGTTCGTGGGTCAAGAAGATTTTCTTTCGAAGTTTGGTCTTCAAATCGACGAGTCGATTAATTTCGTAGTTGCACAAAAAAGATTTGATCAAGCACTCAAAACATCCATGTTAACAGAATATGGGTATAATTTAAAACTTGAAGATGGTAATGAAATTTTAAACGAAGTAGCCTATGACTATGAATCAATCTTAAGACCAAGAGAAGGTGATTTGATTTGGCTACCAATGGCGGGATACATGTATGAAATAAAATTTACTGAAAACATAGAAAACTTCTTTCAACTTGGTAAACTCTATACTCATGAGATTCGATGCGAACGTTATCGCTACTCAAATGAGAAAATTGATACTGATGTTCAAGAAATTGATAACATCGAAGAAATCTTTAGTCAATCTTCCGAATTTATTACCAAAGCACTACTGGAAGACGGCGATCTATTACTGCTTCAAGATAGTACATATCTAATTGAAGAGGGTGTTCATGTGGCAGAAAAAGACACTACGGCAGAGAATGAGTTTTTAATTGATGAACTTAATGAAAATGATGTTTTAGATTTTACAGAATACAATCCTTTTTCTGCGGTAAGGGAGTTTTAATATGATGTTCGGTCACGATTTTTACAATGGAACAATTAGACGATATGTTATTATGTTCGGTAACATATTCAATGAGATACAAGTCAAAAGATTTGACAATGCAGGAAACAAAATACAGACAATAAATGTTCCAATCGCCTACGGTCCAAAGCAAAGATTCATTACCAGAGTAACTGCCGATCCAACACTGAATAGAGCAACATCGATTACTCTACCAAGACTTGGATTTTCTATGGACAGTATGAGTTACAATCCTATCAGAAAATTAAACTCTGGACATAGATTTGTAAAAGGTGTAAATACTGGTGGATTGGATTTTGCGAGGGCATATTCACCTGTGCCATACGACTTTAATTTCTCCTTAAATCTTTTCACTAAGAATGCTGAGGATGGTATACAAGTAATAGAACAAATTGTACCGTTCTTTACACCAGACTTCACGGTTACGATGAAAGTTTTGCCAGAACTCAATATAAATTTAGATATACCGATTGAACTTTTGTCTGTTACATCAGATGATTCATATGAAGGATCGTTTGATGATCAAAGAGTATTGACATGGGACTTAGACTTTGTTGTAAAAGGATATTTGTTTGGTCCTGTCACCAAAAATAAATATATTAATAAAGCAACAATATCATACTTTGAAGGCCTTGATGCAACTACACCCGATGCAATTCAAGTTTTTTCTGGAAACAGTGAATTTGAAATAGAAGAAACAACGACATGAAAAAAACAGTTGACGAAAAATTAAATACCGCGCTACAAATAGAGCCGACAGTTGAACTTTTGCCCGCAATAGAAGATAAAGAAGATGTGGCACAGGACGATTATGAGTATGCAAGAAACAATTTGCGAGGCCTAATAGAAAACGGCAAGCATGCCATAGAAAATATCATATTCTTAGCAAAAGAAGGTGAATCACCTAGAGCATATGAGGTCGTTGGCCAACTTATTAAAACATTAGCAGAGACAAATAAAGATTTGTTAGATTTAGCGAAGAAATCAAAAGAACTTAAAGGCGAGGATAAATCTCAGCCTACGCAAGTAAACAATAATCTATTCGTTGGAAGCACAGCAGAATTGCAGAAGTTATTGAAAAACAATGGCGACTAAAAATTATTTAGGTAATGCTAATTTAAAAGCAATTAACGTTAGACTATCTTACACACTTGAACAAATAGAAGAATACAAAAAGTGTGCTGAAGATCCAATCTATTTTATTACAAACTATTGTAAAATAGTTACCCTAGATCATGGACTACAAACTTTTAATTTGTATCCGTGTCAAGTAAATAAAATAAACGTTATTCATAATAATCGTAAAGTTATTTTGATGGAAGGCCGCCAGCAAGGAAAAACTACATCATCGGCTGCCTACATTCTATGGTATACCCTATTTCAAGAAAGCAAAACAGTTGCAATTCTAGCTAACAAAGCCGCGGCCGCTAGAGAAGTTTTGTATCGTTATCAGATCATGTATGAAAACCTTCCTATTTGGCTTCAGCAAGGCGTTAGCACGTGGAACAAAGGTGACATTGCACTTGAAAACGGGTCAATTGTGTTCACCGCAGCAACAAGCCGCGCAGGTATTCGTGGTAAATCTGTTAACTTACTCTACGTTGATGAAACTGCAATCATACCTA